TCCGCGTCGATTGCGTTGTCTTTCGTCATCATAGGTAGCCCCTAAAAGTTCAGAACGGCGGCGCTTTGAGCGCCCCTTGTCGGCGTAATTCAACACGGTATGACTGAACCAGTGTTCTCGCGAAGGTCGCATATTGGTCAGGCGTCAGCTTCGACAGGTCGTAGACGCCGAGCGTCTGAAGATACGCCCCGCCATCCCTCCCGCCCGCCTTGATCGCTTCGGCCTCCCAATAGGTCGAGCCGTCCGGCTGGCGCGTTATCCACCCCTTCGCGACGTCGGCGCAACGCGGATCAAGGCACAAGTCGAACCGACCGATCTTGACCGCCGCCGCCTCCCCATCGCAGACAGCGCAAGCGACCGCCTGGCGACACTTCGGCGGCTCCGGGTCATCCCTTTCCCACGACAGCCCGCAAGCGTCGCATTGCATCATTAGCGAGTGAGCCTGGAAAATAGCCTTGCAGGTCATGATTTCGTCCCTTTGTTTGCTGAAATGAAGAAGGCGATAACGACGGCAACGCCGAGAAGCCAGACGACGCCAATCACGAGCCCGCCTCCACTTCGGCGAAGCGGCGCTTCCCGATCTTCGTGAATTTCCCATCGCGGCGAACCGTGATCTCGGCGGGCGCTGTCAGCTCATTGAACCGGGTCGACGCTTCGGCGACCGTGAGCGGAACCGGCATTTCGCCGCCGTGTTCTTTCCACCAGTGGTGCGACATGCCGAACGCTCGCATATGCTGGAAGGGTTGCCACTCGCTCACCATCTGGACGCCAGCCATGTAGTCGACACGAAGCGTCGGCGTCGCGGTTGTGTCGCCGCCCCGGTAAAATACGTAAGCTGACCAGCTCCGGACCGGGATCCACATATCTTCAAGCTCCCGCGACAGGATCGCTACATCTTCCGGGCGGTCGTCATGCTTCGGATCGCCGAACTCGAAACCGCACTCGCGGCACTTGCGGGCGTTGGAAGGAACGAGCGCCAGGCATTCGGGACACTCCTTCGCCGCGACGGCGTCGACTTCGACCTTGACGATCTCTTCGTCTTCCGGGTCGATCTCCGCGCCCTTCGCCTTTGGTTCGGCGCGCACAATGTCGACCGGGCCATGACGCCGCACGTTCCCGGCATAGTCGAGAACGAGACAGTTCGGCTTGCGGCTTGCTGCAATGGCCGCGACGCGATCCGACGCGTCGTCGATCACCTGAAGATTGACGCCGTCGACGCGTGTCCCGCGCCCCATCATCTGCACATAAAGGCCGGTCGACAGGGTAGGGCGAAGCATGGCGATCATGTCAACATTCGGCGCGTCGAAGCCAGTCGTTAGGACATTCGCGTTCGTCAAAGCCCGGATCTTCCCGGCCTTGAAGTCGGCGATGATCCGGTCGCGCTCTCGCTTGTCGGTCTCTCCCGTCACGGTCTCGGCGGTGATACCCTTTTCCCGGAGGCAGGCCGTCACGTTCTCGGCGTGGTCGACCCCCGTGCAGAAGATCAGCCATGACCGGCGGTCAGCGCCGCGCCGGATCATGTCATCACACGCGGCGTCAACAATGTCGGTCGAGTTCGCGGCATGCTGAAGGGCTGACGAGACGAACTCCCCGCCGCGCTTGGCGACCGACGCAACGTCGATTTCGACCTTGCCGAGCCGAGCCGTGAGCGGACATAGCCAGCCGTCGTCGGTCGCCTGTCCGATCCCGTAGTCGTAAACCAATTTGTCGAAGAGCGCGTCGTCGCCGCCGACCAGGTTCCCGCTATCCATCCTGAAGTCTGTCGCGGTCAGTCCGGCGACCCTGAGGGCTGGATATGAGGCGCGGAGCCCTTCGAAGAATTGCGCATACATTCCCGCGCCGGATTTCGGGATAAGGTGAGCTTCGTCGACGATAACAAGGTGACGCGGCGCGAAGACTTGGGGCTTCTTGTAGACCGACTGGATCGACGCGAAGATGATCTTGTGGTGAACGTCGCGTTTACTCAGGCCCGCCGAGTAAATGCCGACCGGCGCGCCTGGCCAGACTCTCAGCATTTGCATATAGTTCTGTTTCACCAGCTCGCGGACGTGCACGAGCATCATGATCTGCATGTCGGGCGCGACTTCGAGAGCCCGGCGACATATTTCGGCGTTCACTAAAGACTTGCCGAGCCCCGTCGCCAGGACGACAAGCGGCGAGCCCCCGCCCCCTTTCCAGTAGTCGAATACGGCGTCGACTGATCCGCCCTGATACGGTCGAAGGATCATAGGTCTTCCCCCGCCAACCGGACGCAATCGAACGCGGGCTCAAACGTATCATAACCGGCGGCTTCGACCGGGTAGGATACGAACAAGGCAGACAGCGCCAGTGCGGCAAGGACACACGTCACGGCGAGCGCGAGAGCGATCCGCTTCGCCACGGTGTCGGCGTCGAATGTCGCCAGCGAGAAAAACACAGCCGAGAAGACGAGCGACAGTAGCGCCCCAATCGCCAGCCATTCCGGATTAATTGCCGCTGGATTAAGCATAGTAGTTCCCCCCTTGGGATTTGCGTCGATTGTTGAAAGTTCGGCCATCGGCCAGCGCGTAAACGATCCGCCCCTCTTCGAGATTGGCGTCGACTTGATCGCCCGGCACGATTGACGGGAGATACAGGTGATCGTTGCAACCGGCCTCTTGTGCCAGTCGGTCGAGAGTGATGTTCAGCCGGTCACAAATCCACTTGCCGCCGTCGGCTGGCGTGACATGCGCGCACGTCCGACAATTCACTTCAGGGAGCTCCGCGCCGAAACACTTCTCGCCGTGATCGCAAAAGTTGCACTTGAAGAAGCCCGGCTTCTCGGCGATCCCCTTCGGCGGGCGGTTAGCGAACACAATCCGCTCCGCTTTGCGTTCCAGCCGGATCGCGAAGGCAACGTCGTATTCGATCCGCTCGAAATAGAGCTCGTCGGTGTTCTTATTGACCGCCATATACAGGCCCCGGTCGCGGTGGCGCTTGTGCATGTAGATCATTGTTTGCGCGTAGTGTTCCGGCTTCGACTTCTCGACGCCTTGCGACAGAAGGAGCCCAAACGACTTGTCATTATGCGACTTCATTTCGCCGACGTGAACGGTCATCGGCGCATCGGGCAGGCCGAGAATTTCGCAATCTAGAAATCCGTAGCCGTGGCCGTATGCGAATGAAATCCCGATCTGTTTTGTCGCGTCGTCGACGGCGTGGGTCTGAACTTCGCAACCGATCATCTTCAGGTCGTCGATCATGCGAAGCTCTTGACTGTCGCCAGTCTCGAAAAGCCGGATCATCTGGCCTTCGAAGGTCGACGGCGGGCTGACCCATCGGAAGGTGTACCAGAGCGACCGCTCGCAATCTGCGCCGAGCTTCGACGGCGGGAGCCGGTAGCCGTGGCGAGGCTTGCGCTTGGCTTCATATGCGGCTTCGATCTGAAGCGCGACCTGAAGCTTTAATTCGGGCATGGGAGCCATATTCGCACCTGTTATGGTTCGTTAAATCAGGATGATCTGAGAGAGAAAAACCGGCGGGACAAAGGACAGAATGCCCCGCCGGGCAGCCTAGCGGGCGGCTATTGGTTCCAGGGCATGCCGCCATCGGCGGGGCCTTGCTGTTGTGTCGCGCCGCCTTGCGGTTGCTGCTGCTGCGGCGCTCCGCCCTGCTGCGGCGGGGCTGGGTTCGCATAAGCCTTGACCGAATTCACTTGCGCCTTATCGCCGAAGCTATCGCTAACAACTTTCGTCGAGATGGTGCAAAGCATGCCGTGAAGCTGGTTGCTGTCCGTAATGACGGACGGAGCTCCCGTTGCCCTCACGATGTTCTTCAGCATCCCCTGGCCGATCTTTTGAGCTGTCGCGTTCGGGTTCTTGATGTTCAGGTTTTCCCAAATCTTGCGGCCAGCTCCCGGGCCCTCATCGACTGTGAACTCGACGATCATTATCACGCCGTCGCCCGCCTTGGTTGGCTTGACTTCAGTTCCGGTTATCCGGACGGGATAGGTGCCAGCGGGAAGGCAAGCGCCGCCGCTGTCTTCGACCCGATCTGTGTCAATGCCGTTTCCGTTGAATATTGCGGCCATGCTATGCGGCCTCCTTCTTCTTGTTCGCCTTCGGCTCTTGCGCCGGAAGGTATGGTTTGAGAGCGGAATAACCTTGACCCTTGTCGAACTTCAGGCGGGCAGGCATTCCGTAGCGGTTCTTAGCGTTGAACGCCGGGCGGGCTTCGGCGTAAATCCAGCGGAAGCCGCCGCCTTCAGCGCGCTTGACTGTCTTCCCGAAGCCGACTTCTTCCGACGCGACAGAGACGTCTTGATTGACGAAGAAGATCCCGTCGACGTCGTCTTCAAACATGGCGTTGACGTGCTTATTAAGGCGAATGTCATATTTCGAGTACGGCGCGGACTGAGGGTCGTCGAAGCGGTTGACGGTCGAGTGCGCGATATAGATGATATTCATGCCGCGCTTGATCCGAAGCGC